TTGCAAAACTGTTTTTAAAGAGGCCATAACTTATTTGTACAACCAGTGGTGGCACTTTTACAACAAAGGCGCAATCGCAGATTCTATGGCTAAAATTATACGCTCCTCGACGTTTACACCTAGACCTTGGTTTGCTCCTGTCAGTGACAAGCTCGCATGCCCGAGTTCATGGAGGAGGACCCACTTCCAATTACATCCTTTAAGCAGGTAGATGGTCTTATCTTCTTCACACCACGCGCCAAGCAATTCAACTTCATTATCTTCGAGGTAAGGAACTACTTTAATAGATATAGTATAGCCGAGAAGCGTGATGGACTTCGGAGGATATTTGCGGTTGAAGAGTTTAACCTTTGATGATTTTGCCACGGAAATGACATTTCCCTTCTTTGACATGAATTATTTCAAGGTCAGTAGTGTTGTCGTCAAGTAGTGTTAGAACTCCTAAAGCTTGTCCCCAATTTGTCGGCCCCCCTGTATGAGTGGTTTGCTCTTCAAGACTACCGTGGCCAAGTGTAGCAGCGTATAAGTTGCCTTCTCGTATCATACCGACCCGATGCACATGACCAGTAATGCAGCTATGTTTGTATTTTGTAATTATATCAGCGCAAACATTCTTACCATATAGGTAGCCGTGCATAATCCAACAGTCGCCAATTTTTAGGCTCTTATAATTTGTATACCTATGCCAATGCCAACGCTGCTTACCTAGTTTGTTTCTTTCTGGGAATTTTAATAGGTCTTGCAAAGGCTGAACTATTTCGTGATACTCTTTTGCGTTCCTAGCTAGGAACTTTTCGAGTCTAAGTTCGTGATTTCCTTGGATAAAATGCATGTCCGAGTTTCTGGGCATAGCATCAGACCAGTTGTCTATTATCTTATTGTAGATCTTTATATCATCGGCAATTGTGTTCTTATATGCAGGGTTCTTGTCGTAAACAGATATTTGCCCTAGGTCCAATCCGTCCCCTAGGCTAATGAAACCATTGAGCGGTGCGGTTTTGAACTCTTTTAAAAAATTAATTATTTTGATAGATAGTGAGATGAATTTAGGATCGTGGTGGTTGATATGAATGTCCGGACACAAAATGTACGTTTTCAATACAGCCTCCTATAGTTTGTATTTATTGTACGGCAAAACCAATTTTCAATCAAAGGTGGCAGATGCATATTGGTCAAAAGTTCGAAAAGCTAACTGTATGTGTATTTGTTAGTGAGAGAGTTGTTGGGTTGTTTTGTGATTGCGGGCAACCTACAAAAGCATCCATAAGCAAGTTAGAAGTAGGGGATAAAAAGTCTTGCGGATGTCTTTGGCTACAAAACAGAAACAACCTAAACGATTACTGTAAGCGACATAATTTATCAAAAACAAGAACGTATGCTAAATGGTGTGGTATGAAACGTCGTTGCTACAACAAGAACGAAATGAACTATCCTAGGTACGGTGGTAAAGGCGTTAAAGTCTGTGATAGATGGCTGAACTCTTTTGAAAACTTTTTAGAGGATATGGGCGAAGCTCCAAAAGGTCTTACGCTGGATAGAATATCCCCGAATGGAGATTACGAGCCTACTAACTGTCGATGGGCAACTATTGATGAACAAGCTAGAAACAAGAAAAACGTAGAAAAGATTATGATTGGGGATGAAAGCAAATGTCTAGCAGAGTGGGCTAGATATTACGGTGTTGGATATGACAGGTTAAGACACTTATACAAAAGAAGAAAATTAAACATCTTAGATGCTATTAGTAAGTCAAAATAGCTTAACGTCTTGCATTCTCCCACCGACAGTTTTACAATTAGAGAAACTTCTGTGAAGTAAACCCGTTTTCCCTGTGGGAGAAGGAGCCAAGGAATGGCATCTAAGCCTAAGACATTAGGGCGTCCTACCAAGTATAAAGAAGAATACTGTGAACAATTGATTGAGCACATGTCTTTAGGTCACTCCTTTGAGTCGTTTGCCTCGGTTGTAAACGTAAATAGAGACACACTTTATGAGTGGTGCAGCACTCAACCAAATTTCTCCGACGCTAAAAAATGCGGGAGTTCTAAGTCTCTTAAGGCTTTGGAAGAAATTGGCCTTGATGGAATGAAAGGTTTAATAAAGGGCTTTAATGTTGCAGCGTGGATTTTTATGTGTAAGAACAGACATTCAGATATGTTTAGAGACGCAGTAGAAGTTGGAAACGCTGAGAAAAAACCATTCATTCTAAAATACTCTGTTGATGAATAAATGCAAAGTTCACCAAGCCTAACGAGCTTTGATCCTAACGTTATCCCGTATCAAAAAAGAGTTATCCAAGATGTAAGACGCAAGTACGATTACAATCTCGGTACTCATGAAGTTCTTTTATCTGGTAGCGTTGGCAGTGCTAAAAGCACACTGCTAGCCCACTTGGTAGTTACACATTGTTTGCAAAATGTAGGTGCCAGGTTCTTAATTGGCAGGCTTTCTATGCCAGCTTTAAAGTCTACATTACTTAACAAAATATTGGAGCACTTGAGCGGGGATTTAGTTCAAGGAGAAGACTACGATATAAATATTACAACAGCAACCATTAGGTTCTCGAATGGTTCAGAGATAATTTCAAGATCTTGGGCTGATAGAAAGTACTTTAAGGTAAGATCTCTTGAACTTAGTGGTGCAGCTATAGAAGAGAGTGTTGAGAATGAGACAGATGAGTTCTATACAGAGATAAAAATGCGTGTCGGTAGATTACCGCACATAAAAGAAAATTTAATCATACATGCTACAAACCCAGGAAGCCCATCTAACTGGTTGTATAAATATTTTATAGTGCCAAACAGCGGTGGGAAGAAACACCCAACGCGCCATGTATATTATTCAAGAACAGAGGACAACCCTTATTTACCTAGTATCTACATTGAACAATTAAAGGCTGATCTTGATCCAAAGATGGCAAGACGTATGCTTTACGGTGAATGGATTGAGATACAAGACGAAGTAATTTACTATGCCTATGATACAACTAAACAATATAGTCAATCCCCTTGGGCTCCTAGAAGCGATACAAAGATAATTATATCATTCGATTTTAACATTGGCCTTGGGAAACCTATGTCTGCGGTTGCAATGTGCTACCAAGATGGTGCGTTTCATATCTTTGCGGAAGTTATTATAGAGGGCGCTAGAACCGCAGAGGCAGTAGAAGAGTTCTTTGAAAGGGGAATAATAACTAAGGATAGGTCGTTTCAACTAGATGGCGACGCCAGCGGTAAAAATCGTAGCACCAATTCGATGAAGTCTGACTACGATATAATTCGTCAAATACTTGATCAGCAGGGGATTAAATACGAATATAAAGTTAAATTGTCTAATCCACCTATTAGGTTAAGACATAACCTTGTCAACGCCTATTGCCTCAACGAGTTAAATCAGATTAGACTGTTCGTACACAATTGCCCAACTGTTGACGAAGGCTTGCGTTTAACATCGCTTAAAAAAGGTGCTAACATAATAGAGGATGATTCCAAACGCGCGCAGCACGTGACCACAGCAATCGGCTACGCAATCGTTAGAGTTCATAACGAGCTTAACAAACCTGAACAAAGGACTGTAATTTTATGATTGATCCAAAGTATGTTATCCAACAGGTTACCAATGCTAAGTGTGATTTAGAGATTCATTGTAAGACTCTTGATATCTTGGAAGGTAACCTAGAGCCTTATATCTTAAAATGCCTTGAACGTCAGCTGTCTCCAAGAGTATTTGCCTATGCTAAAGAGCGCATGGTTCCTATTAACATCATGCCGCGATATGTTGAAAAACTATCTAACATCTACCAAACAGGTGTTAGCCGTGAGGTCATGGGCGGTGATCAAAGCGATACAGATCTACTTGCATGGTATGAAGAAGAGCTATGCCCTAACAAGGTAATGCACCTAGCCAATAAGCTGTATAACGCATGCGGATCAGCGTTGATTCACCCATACGCGTATGAAGACGGAGTTGATTTAAGAGTAATCGCAAATGATAGATTCGTAGTCGTTTCAGACGATCCTGTTGAGCCAACAGAACCGACAATGGTCATTTTACTAGCTGGAAAGGACCAAGAGAATAGAGAGATATACTGGGTGTATACTGAAGATGAGTTTCTTGTCGTCAAATCAGATGAAAGCATTGACTATCAAGCCATGGCAGAGTTTGGAATCGCTGACGGTATAAACCCATATGGAGAGTTGCCGTTCGTTTACGTCAATAGTTCTTGTTTAAGATTGCACCCTGTACCTGATAAAGACACTCTTCGCATGACTGAGTTTATCCCTGTTGCGTTGACAGATCTAAACCTTGCTGCGATGTTCTCGGCATTCTCAGTAACTTACGTCACAAACGGTAGCGTTGAGAATCTTACCTATGCACCTAATGCTCTATGGTTTCTTAAATCTGATGATCCTGAAAAAGACGTGCAAATAGGCACACTAAAACCCGAAGTAGATTACTCTGAAGTGTTGAACTTGATTCAATCAGAACTTTCAATGTGGATGGGGACTAAAGGCCTTAAGTCTGGATCAGTAGGCAACCTTACAGTGGATAACGCGTCTTCAGGTATAGCTAAAATGATCGATGAAGCCGACACATATGAGGTAAGACAAGAGCAAACGGTTCATTTCTCTCACGCAGAGCATGAGCTTTGGGAATTGATATTTAGATACATGCACCCTATCTGGGTTGCTCAAGGGTTAGTAGAAAACCGTGCGATGTTTTCTCCTGATGCGAGCGTAGACGTAAAGTTTTCAGTATTGCCAGTTGGCACACAAAGAACACAGATTCTTGCGGATCAGACTGCGGAATATCAAGCAGGGTTTACTACCAAAGCTAGAGCTATTGCAGCGTTGAACCCTCAAATGACAAGCGACCAAGTCGAAGCTTTAATTCAAGAGATTGCTTTAGAGAAAGGGGTCACCAATGGCAACCAAATGGCAGCGAGTCAAGATCAAGTTACCAACACCGATAGCGGATCAGGACAAGAGAGCGGAGCTAGCCGACCTGATAATAGAACGGATAGTGGAGCGGACGGATCAGGGCAAGGATAAAGACGGTAATCCGTTTGCCAAGTACTCTAAAGAATATAAAGAATCTTTAGACTTTAAGAATGCTGGCAAAGGTAGCACTCCTAACCTGCAGCTTTCGGGAGATATGCTAGCAGCTCTTAAAGTTTTAGATTCTACTAGAAACTATATCACTGTTGGTTTTGAAAAAGGTTCTGAAGAAAACGGCAAGGCCGATGGGAATATCCGTGGCACATACGGCAAACCCACGCCAGTAGGCCCTAAGAGAGACTTTCTAGGTATTAGCGATACTGATCTTGTAAAGCTGGTGAAGTATGTCAAAAGCAATTAATGATCTAAACAAAATACTTAGTAAGCTATCTAAAACTGTACAAGAGACGGTTAATCGCGTCACCATGCAAAAGGTTGGAGACTTCACCGCAGAGCTTATAGTCAAACGTACCCGTTTAGGATATGGAGTGGACGATAACTTTGGTGAAAAGAAAAAACTTGCAGCGCTTAGCATAAACTACGTTAAGACTAGGAAACGTCTGGGGGTTGACAGTACGTCGTCAGCTAAGAAGTCTAACCTAACTAGGACAGGACAGATGCTAAAGTCTGTAAAAGCTAAATATAAATCCGCTGGATCTATTATAATCACACCGACAGGCAACAGATCTGACGGTGAATCTAATTTAGATATTGCCAAATATAACGCTGAAAGGTCACCATCTCGCGTGTTTAACCGGGTTTCAAAGTTAGAGTTCCAACAAATACTAAGGTTCTACAGAAAAACGTTCGGTGATTTAGTTAAAAAGTCAAGCAAGGGACGCTTGATTAGATAAATTTTTAGACGTACAATGTTATCAGAGTTTAAATCAATTTAGGGGAAACTATGAACGAGCAAGGGACTGCTCCTGTGGAGCAATCCGGTAATGTGTCTGTGACGCCACCGGAAGTGAAAAGCGAACGTGCTGATTTTGTAACACTTGAAACGCATCGAAGGTTGCTTGATGAAAAGAAAAAAGCTCAAGCAAAACTAGAAGAGTTACTAGCCAAAGAGAAAGAACGAGAAGAAGCTGAAGCCAGAAAGCGAGGCGACTACGAAGCTATCTTGAAGGCAAGAGAAGAAGAACTTCAAAACGAAAAGGCTAAACGCCTTGAGATAGAAGGGACTCTTACGCAAGGACGCAAACTTAGTGCTGTCATCGACGCTCTCGGTGGTTCTGTGGATCCTAGATGGTATAAGCTTATTGATATTTCAAACGTGGCGATCAATCCAGAATCTGGTGAAGTTGACGCGTTGACCGTTGCGAAGGTGGCTGAGTCACTAAAACGCGAATGGCCAGAAATGTTGAGACCGGCATCCAAGCTACCAGCTAACGCACCTCAAGGTTTAGAGGGCGGTTCTGGGAAGATCTCAAGAGAAGCGTGGAAAAAACTACCTTCAAAAGAGATGTTAAAATGGAAGCCTGATCAAATTGTAGACTAATCTTTTAACTTTTCCAAGGAAGGGAAATTTATGAGCACAACTAGCTTAGCAGAAGTAACCAACCAAATTCAAAAGTACTGGGCACCTGTATTCTCTAAACAACTTAGAGAATCTCTATTGTTAGGTTCTTTGGTAGATAAAAAATACCAAGGCAACCTACAAAACCAAGGTGATACGGTTCGCGTATCTCAAATCAACGCTCCTACAGGTCAATTGTTGACTGTTGGAACTGACGCTGATTCTTTCAGTTCGGAAGCTGTTTCAACTCAATACGTAGACATTCAAGCTAACAAAAGAGCTGTAGCCTCTTTCAAGTTCCAAGACTTGGTAAGCCTACAATCTCAAGTTGGTTCTGAAAACCCAGAAGTCATGGAAGCTTTAAAGTTTGCAATGGCTAAACAAATCAACGATTATTTGTACAGCATTGTCTCAGCTTCTACCTCTTCTCCTGACCACGATATCGCTTCTGTTGCAGACTTTAACGCTGCGCAATTAGCTTCTTGCAGAATCCTTGCTGCGCAAGCTAAGTGGCGTCAAGAGCCAGGATGGTACGCATTACTTGATCCTCAATATTATGGCGACATCCTAAACGCAGCTACTTTAACTAGCCGCGACTATGTAGGTGACGAGCCTCTTATCGCTGGACAAGTTGCAATGAAACGTTTTGGCTTCAATATTCTCGAAGACAACTCTCGCTCTGCGGACCATGGTTTATTGTTCCACCCGGACTTCATGCACATGGTTACTCAATCCGAAGTTCAAGTTAAGATCTCTGATCTTCACGCTCTTGGACAATTCGGTATCATCATGTCGGTTGACCTTGTCTTCGGTGCTGCTATGGGTAACGACGGGTCTAAAAAATGTATCAAGGTTTATAACTCTGCATGGTAATT